GGACCGCGAGTCTGGCGGGGAAGCCCTCGATAAATACAAAGAAGAGCTCGAATAATGTTCCTCGTCAAAGAAATCTGGTCCGAGGCCAAAAAGATTTTTCGTCACTGCGATGAAACGCAGCTCTACGAAAAAATCGGTGACGCCTATGAACTGCTCGCCTCCAAGGGAGAGATTGACGCCCTCGTGGGCTATGTGGACATCTGCGTCGACGGGGCGCAGTGCATCACGCTCCCGCGAGAGGTGGAGACGGTTCTCGCCCTGAACGTGGACGGACACCCGACCATTGGCCGGAACCCGCTGCACACTTTTCATCTGAACGGGCCGGGAGATTTCACCACGCTCTGCCGCGCCTGGACCGACATCGGGAACTTCCCGACCTACCGCGACCTCCCGTGCCCCGGTAAGCTCGTGGCCTACCTGGACAGCGCGGAAGACGAAGGAAAGGAACTGCGCGTGTTCGGACATGACCGGCAGAACCGACCCCTCCGCACTCAAGTGGGTGACACTTGGAGCGACGGCTATCTGGTGCCCACGGTTTTCGGTTACGCCCTGCCAGACACCAACGCCCCGGACATTGCTCGAATCAGCGCCATCGTCAAGGCCAACACGGTCGGCGACGTGCGGTTGTCCTCCTTCGACAACTCGTCCACGCTGAACAGCACCACGGGCACTCTGCTCGGAATCTTCGAACCCAACGAGACGAAGCCGATGTATCGGCGAATCAAGCTGGGCCGCTCCGCCTGCTGGGTCCGCATCTGCTATCGCAAGCGCAGCTACCGCTTGTTCAGCCAATACGACCGAATCAACTTGCACAGCCGGCTTGCGTTGGTTTTGGCCATGCGCGCCATCCGTTTCTATGACGACACGGACATCGCGAACGCCACGACCTACGAGGCCCACGCGGTCCGCATCCTGACGGAGAAGGAGTCCAGCCTTGAAGGGCCGGCACTCACGCCGATTCAGGTGGATGACCGCAACAGCATCAAGAACCCGGGTTACGACGAGGTTGAATAATGGCAACGGCAACTTTCCTTGAAGATGGAGACGTTAGTTTTGAAATCGGGATGGACTCAAACACCCACCCGATTAAACTACCTCCTGGAAAATACGCGCGCGGCGAGAACATCGTCAACCGCGGTGGAATCGTGCAGTGCCGGCCCGGCTACCGATGCCTGACTGCACTGGCGGACGGACGGCTTCAAGGATTCGCCCTTTTCAAACCGAAGGTCGGCGCTGAACAACTGGTCTTCATGGTCGACGGACTGCTATACGTCGCGGACTACCCGTTTAACACCGCACGACCTCTCGGTGATGTTAGCTTTTCGTCCTCCGCCCGGCAGGCCTACTTCGCCCTGGTGGAGCAAGCCGTGCAGCAGAACACGGACGGAACCCTCACGCTCATCACGCCAAAAAATCTGCTCGTGATTCAAGACGGTGGGTTCACCCCGCCGGTAGTCTATGACGGCACTCGCGTCACACAGTCCCGCGGCTTCGGGGCCATCCCTATGGGCGGGCCCATGCGATGGGTCGGCGACCGGCTCTGGGTCGGGCGAGGCGGAGAGCTTTTCGCGTCCGACATCAACAACCCGACCTCGTTCATCGAGGACGTTTACCTCGCTACCGTCCGCTCCTTCGTGCTCCCGGGAGAAATCACCGCGCTCGCGCGCAACCCCTCCAGCGATAACGGGCAGCTCATTGTTTTCACCGAGACCACCACCTCTGTGATTCAGGCCGGCATCCGCGACCGCACGCAGTGGCCCACCACCCCCGATATGCAGCGGGAAATCCTGCCGAAGATTGGGTGCAAAAGTCAGCGCTCCGTTCTCGACCAGCAGGGAATGCTCTGGTGGTATTCGTCCAGCGGGCTAATCTCGCTCGATTCCGCACTCAGCACCAAAATCACCAGCAAGCTCCCCTACCGGGACAGCGAGATGATGGAGAGCAAGAGCCGGCTGTCGGAGGACCTGTCCGGTGTGGCCAGCGGCGCGTTCGAAAACTACATCATGGTCAGTGTTCCCTACGGCGACATTTTCAATCGCCACACCTGGGTCATCGACAACTCCGTCCTCCAAAACATCTCCGAGGACTTCCCGCCCATTTGGAACAGTTTTTGGACCGGGACCCGCCCCGTGGAGTGGGTCACCGCAGAGTTTCACGGAAAGCAACGCGTGTTCTATATCTCGCCCGATTATGACGGCGTGAACCGTTTGTGGGAGGCCTTTTGGCCCGACCGTCGCGACGAGGGCTGCCCGATTTCCTGGTGGTTCGAAACCCGCGGCTACTTCGGCCCGCCCGGTGCGGTGCTCACGCGAAAATCTTTCCGCTACGCGGACATTCAGCTCTCCGAGATGGTCGGGGACGTGGACATCGGCGTTTTCTGGGCCGGCGCGCGACGCGGCAAATACAAAAAGGTCTTCACACAGCGGCTGCGGGCCACCGAGGGCTGTTTTCGCCCCGAGATGGTCATCGACATGAACACGAAAATCTTCGCGTTCAAAAAGCAGTCGCGAATGATTCGCACCGAGGACGCCAAGGACCTCATCGAGAACCAGACCGAAAGTTCCTGCGGCGTTGAGTCCCCGTGGGCGGAATTCTTCGACGAAGCCTTTCAGATTTTGGTGGCTGGCAGCGGCCCGTGCGCTGTCGATGCCGTCCGTATCGTCTATGAGCCCCCCGTCTCTCGGGACAACCTGCTTCGGACTGACTCTTGCGAGAACGAGTCCGAGAGCAACGTGGTCCGCTTCGACGGTGCTGCTGCCGAGTCCTCCGTGAGCACCGCGGAGGCACAGGAGGCGTTGTCTCACGACATTCTCGAGTTCACCTCGCTGCGCTCAACTTCCGTGACCAATCAAGGGTTCACCGAGGTCGCTGCCGGCGAAGGAAGGAGCATCATTTCGCAGGACGATGCCGACAAAATCGCTCTCCGCGTGGCCGAGCGGAAAGCCTCTCATAAAATCGAGGCCGACCTGCCCCTGGTCGTCAGCCTTGGGGCGGCAGCCAACGAGTCCAATGAATAATCTTCAAGCACTCCGTCCAGTCACCCGCCGGGCCGTTTCCCTCTTTTACAAGAGCCCCGGAATCTGCGAGCTTCCTGTTCCGCTGAGCGGGTCGGGGCAGTCCTCAGAGGCCAACATCGCCATCGAGCCCGTGACCCGGAAGGCCGGCCCTGACAGCCTCGAGGCAATCGCCATTGGCACCGAGGTTTCCCTGAGTTGGCCTGGGCTTAGCTATGCCTTCGCCTATGCAGTTTATCGGGCCACAAACCCCGAGGGGCCTTTTGTCTTGCTGACCAGCAATTTGGGCGAGAGTTCCTTTGTGGACACGGGACTTGCCCCGGGGGAGTATTTTTTTAAGGTCACCGCCATAGAACCTGACTTTGGAGAGACCTTTCCTAGCCCTATTGTCTCTGCAACAGTGAGTTGACAAAGACCTACTGTCGCAGACTCTTTACCTGTGCCTGACACGACCTTTTTGTATGAGCTCAAAGACCCTCGAACCGGGGAAACCCGGTATGTGGGGAAGTCTGACGACCCGTTCGACAGGTTCAAAAAGCATCTGAGCCAGAAGAAGAGGGCCCCAGTGTCTTGTTGGGTTCGTTCTCTTTTGGCACAAGGGTTGACCCCGCACATGGACCTGCTTGATGAGGTCCCGGTCACCCAATGGGAGTTCTGGGAGCGGGAATACATCAGGGTTTATCGAGCTGTCGGGGTCCGTCTATTAAACCTAGCAGAGGGGGGAGAAGGTAAAACGAAGGGTTCTAAACTCTCTGAGGAAACCCGGAAAAAAATTAGCTCGGGGTTACGGGGAAAAAAGTTCTCCGCGGAACATCGACAAAAAATTATCAGCTCGCGTCGTAAAAATTCGGGGCCTTGGCATTCGCCAGAGACCATAGAAAAAATGCGGGCGGCCCAATCCGGCAGGAAGCTGTCAGAAGAACACAAAAAGAAAATCTCTGCTTCACTCATGGGTAACCAACGAAATCTGGGTCGCAAAGCTTCGCCTGAGTCTCGAGCCAAGATGAGTCAAGCCCATCGAGCAAAGGAAAGAATTTAAGATGTCACTTTTCAAGACAAATCTCGTAATTGTGGCGGCGCAACTGCCCCCGGACTTCAGTGGCAATCCGCAAGAATTCTTCGAAGCGATGGTTGAACGGTGCGAAATCCAAAGCCCACAGGGCACGAGCTTTTTCGTCGTTGGTGACGCCGAGCCCAGCTCGAACGTCGGTCCCTGGCTCAAGGGTGGCACGCAATGGTGGGTTTATGACATCAACCAAGGCCGCTACGTCCCCCTGGATATCAGCGCGTCTCTGAACCTTTTCGTCGTTGGGCCCGACAACCCCGGCACGCCTCAACCCACGGACCCGACACTCTGGCTTCGCACCTTCGAAACCCGCGCCA